ACAATATTACTTACATATACTGCAGACATTTAACTCAATATATTGTTCCTAATTAGTATTTAGGGATGTATTTATGCCAAACGATTAAGAATTTCTTTTAAGGCATCTTTAATATCTTCAATGTCTTGTTTCATATTATCTAATTCTTGTTTTTTTATTTTATCTTTCTTCAAAGAATTTACATAACTTTTATATGAAGAGCTATCGCAGTTTACGATAGCTCCTGTTTCAACATCTCTGTAAAGATGTGAATATCCATCAACTCTAATTTTTTTCATTTGATTGCAATTACTCTTATATCTTCAAATATGGGGTATTTTGCCTGATCAGTTCCTGAGGCAACTATTTTTATTTTAAAAGCAGTAAATTCGTCAATACCATCAATACTAAATTCATAATCACGGAATCCTTTTTCAATTTTTGTTACAAGTACATCTGATCTACCACTATTCTTAGAAAGATCTATTGGTGTGAGACCTTCACCATCTTCATCTCTTCTAAGATTATCATATCCAGGGAACAATTCAAATGACTGAGAAATTTCACTAGAATCTGCTCTTTCTATGTAATAAAGAACTCTAAAATCTGATGATGGCGGAACTTGGGCAGTAACCAATACTTTTAATGAATCTGCAGGATTTTCAATCTTAATTAATTTTGATACATATACAAATTCGTGAGGATCATTTGGATTTGAAAATACTTTAATGGCAGAATTGGAATCATATGCATCTAATGAAATTGGACTATTTAATTTATAAGATTTGTAATGCATCTGCAGTAAATTTTTATCCAGAATTGGAGATAATAAAGCATTTTGTTTGGAACGTGATAAGTTAATAGAAACACTAACAGAACGATTATCAACAATATTTGTTAATTGTGCATTTTCGATACTCCTAGATGCAAGTATTCTTAAATCATTAAATTCTTTAACTGTATTATCACCTATACTAATCGGTTCAAATCCTTTATCTACATATGGAGTTTCATTTCCATCAATACTCCTTCCTGTAACTGTTCTAACTGATGCATTTGCATTTGTAGACGAACCAGATTTTCCTGATGGAGTTAGTACGGCAAATTCAGATGATGCCTCAGAGTACACAATATTTTTAGTTACCGAAACTTGATTTCCTCCTCCATTTTCTTTAGTAATAAAAGAAAGTTTTGGTAATGTACTAACGGAAGAACCATCACTAGATCTATTCAAAGCTATTACAGTAGAATTTCCAGATTCAGTTTTTTCTGTTAAATCAACTTCCAAATAATAACTATCTGCAGTAATTCCATAGGGAGAAATTGTTAGAAGTTTTTTGTTTATTCTAATTAAAGAAATATTATTCAATTCATATTTTTCAACAGGAGATCCTTTTGGATGTTCACTTGCCGTAGTACCATCAACACCTCTTCTTTGTATTGTTAATGTATTTGCAGTGGTATTAACAGCATTTATTGCAATAATTTCTTCACCAATTTTTACATATCCATAATTATTATCACTACCTACAGAGTATCCCTCAAAATTAACAAATTCACTAGCATCTAAAACACTAATAGTTTCAGTAGACGAATCAGATAACAATACAGGAGCAGTTAATGTAGTTGGATTTACGTTACCAATAACATTATTAAGTATGACTTTATCTACTCCAGCACGACTATACATTCCATGATCTGGATGATTTACCTTTATGAAGTTACCTGCAAGTTGATTTGATGTAAACTTAGTATGATTAGAAATAATATCAGTATTTGCTAATCCAACCTTTACTCCAGAATCATTCAAATAATATAAATCTTGAGGTCCTGTCCAAAAGCCACTATCACCAAGAATATTATCGAGATACAATCTATTAATACCACCATCAGTAGAACTTACAGTGAAAATTGCATCTCTGCCTTGTGATGTTGTAATACCTATTTCATCACCTACATTATATCCTGTACCGGCAACGGCAACTGTAGTGTTAGAAATTGCTCCAGAAGCAGTAATAGACAATTTAAGTCCTGTTCCTTGTCCTGTAATTGCAACAGTATCCAAAGAAGTTCCTGAAATATAATTTGTACCAGGATTGTTTGTAGATATTCCTGCCACGGCAGAACCAGTATTCGCAATATCTGCGGTTGCATGAGTATTTCCAACACCACCCAAAATAGTTCTTCCTTTTTTACTCAATATGTTAATTAATGATGTATTACTACTAGGTATTGGAGTAATATTAACAAATCCAGTTCTTGGTGTTGGTTCCAAAGGATTAGGATCTAATGCTTGCGAGGAAAGATCTTGATTATTTAAGTAAAGAACTCCTTGTTCAGATGTAAAATTGCAAACATTAATTCTAAATGTTAAATCACTATATGGATCTCTCTCCCATTCAAATCCATTTGCAGATTTATACAGTGATCCAACAGCATATTCATTCCTATAAATTTGAGTTCCCGTTATATTTGCCTTGTCTTTAGTCGCAATATATGCCTCATAGGACGTACTGCTTCCTGGTTTCAATACAAAAGCATATAATTTACCTGGTTCCAAATGAACAAGTCTATTCAAAGAAAATCTAGTATATGCATTACTATTTGCATCAGTACTTGTTTTTATATTATTAATTAATGTTCCATCACTAGATTTGCGATATTGCTCTAGTGTGGTTTCTGCCAAAATCTTTCTTCCGGGTCTACCATCCCCAACAGTTTCTACTAATTGAAGTGTAACCCTTTCTCCAGTACCTGATAGATTCTTAAGTTGTTCTGTATTATAATTCACATTTTCTGGCACTGTAGGTGCAGATCTGAACCATACATCAATAGATGATATAATTATCCCATCTGAAAGATCATCTGTAGAATTTTGTAATTTTTCACTATTAGCATTTGTAGGATTTTTTGATGATTCTTCTACGAAAAATGTTTGCCCAAGAGGATCTCTCTCATTATCATATGGTGGTTCTCTTCTTTGATTTTCAATAACAGTTTCTGTAAAGACACGATTCTGTACTTTAAAATTTAAACGTGTTTTAGTGACAGTTTCGTTTCTTGTTTGAGTGAAGTTTAGTTGTGAACCCCCTGATGTAAAATAAGTTTCTGTCAATACAATATCTGAAGTAGTGCTTGCATCTGGATATAAATTTTGTTGACTTGTAGTGAGTCTAAATGCGCGAGAACCAGTTGGAATTCTCTCTTGTTCTATATGAAATGATCCTTGAACCGTTCCAAAAATATCAGAAACGAGTTGATTACTCTTTACATATGCAACAGCACCACTTTCTCTACCAACTATTTTAGCTCCTACCGGAGTACGTCCACCAAAAGATTTTCCACTATTAACATCTACGGCAAAATCTAACTTAAAGTTAGATCCTGCTTCTAAGACATCTAAATTTAATGTTTTAGTTGTTTGTGTATATCCGGTAGCAGATAATCGATCATTTACATCATAAGGACTTGTGATGTATGTTTTTGTTGGATTGCTTATTGGACCAGACTGATGATCAGGTCTACAAACTCTAAAAGTTCCTCTTCCATTTCTCACAGTCCATCCAGGTGCCGATGGTCCATATGCGTTTTCTTCAATAATATCTACAATTTCACCAACTATAAATGTTCCAGTCGATCCATCACTTCCATCATCTTTTCGTATTTGAAGTAATTTTGGTGTTATAGAAATATCAGGAGACTTATACTGTCCTAAAAATGGATAGATAAAATTATTTCCAGGAAATCCTTTTGCTTCAAAAAATACAGTTCTACTTCTTGCAAAGGGAATTACAGTGGTTCCAACATAATTAGTAACTGTATTCGTATCTTTACTCTTTATTTTAGTTGATCCTGATAATTTATGTACATCCGAAGTTCTACTGGTAATTATCTCACCTCCACCATCGCCAATTGTCAAATTTGTAACTAATTCTAAATCATCACCTCCTATTTTGACATTTCTAGATTTTTCAAGAACTGTTTTATTTCTTTCTAATATTGTCTGATTACCATCTGACCAGAAATCTACTGTGGGAACTATAAGAATAGTTGGTTCATAAACTGAAACGGCAAAAGGATTTAAGTTTTCAAAATCAGTCGCAATAGTTTGTTCAATAGCAGGAAATTCTTCATAATTCAATGTTATTTGATCACCAGTTTCTTTTAAATTACTGTCAAATAAAGAATTATCAGATTGTCTTACAATATCTAACTCAATAGTATATTCACTACTTTTTGGTAGTAGATTTCCGGTATCTAAATTACACTTTGATCTTTCTTCATCGATAAAAGAATAATCATTTAAGGGATCCGCAAATATTCCACACTTAAATCTATCACGATCAGCAGAATCGTGAATTGATAATGATTGAGCACTCAATTCTAATAAATTTAGTGATGTCAACTCTTCTAATTGAGATAACCTATCATCAATATCTCCAATATCTTTCATTGTATATCTTCTATTATCATTATAAGTAATAAAAGCATCTTGGGGATCATAAAGATATGCTGGTAAGTTAATGGTGGCAATATCCATCCTTCCAGGGTCTGTAGACTTACTTGGTGCTACAGGGTTCAATGAAGATACTCCTTTTACATATTCAAAATTATTATTTGTGTTTAGAGAAAGTCTATCTATTCTAGGAAGATAGTACTCTATTCCTAACTCTGATGATTCGGCAGGAACTAAGAATTGTTTGATAGAATTATCAAAAATTCTTGAATCAAAATGGAAAGGTGATAGACTTGATGATGTATCGTCGTAATCAGATACTCTTGGTCTAAAATCAAGAGTATCTGTAGCTCTTACACGCCCGTCAATTAGAGGTATGTCTCTGGAATATCTATTTTCATCATAACTTAGTGCCGTAAAAACATCACCCTCATCATTACTAACTGTATAACAATCAAAAATAATTTTTAATTGTTTAGATGGAATATTAACTGAATCTTTTCTTACTATTCTAGAGTAATCATAATATTCATTTCTTTGTCCTTTATCTAAAACAAAATTATTAGTTATATCTTTATATTTACCCGGTGTTAGTGCGGCAACATTAGTTTTGATTTCAGACTCTTCAAATTCTACCTGATCTCCAACACTAAAACTAGCATCAGATAAGTAAACAATTTCTAAAGTGTCTGAGTTTACTACTCCTACAATTCTAGCAACGACAGATTTTTCTAAATTAACAATATTTTCTCCAATAATTGCATTAGTGGATACATCTACTGTGGATGAGAATGATACTCTATCTAAAATAGGTGCGGCAGAATTTCTAGATTCGTATACCGCAATAACTCTAGAGACATCAGGTTTGTTAAGAGAAATTTCTTTATCCTGAACTCTTAATCCATATCTTGCATCATAATCGAGACCATCATTAAGTGAATTGGAAGAATTAGATCCACTAGAATTAGTAAATGATAAAGTTACTCCGACTACTTGACTTCTATTATAATTTTTTACTTTACTTCTAATACCTGTTTTATTTAAAGTAACCGCAAAGAAATGATTTTCTGATGCCGTTAAATCCGTAATAGATGGTGCTGTTGCATCGTAAGTAAAAGTTTCTCCACTTAATGGTGATATAGATCCATCACTCCTTTGTACAGCAGTATATCTTTCTTGATCAAAAGAGTCAAATGATCCCGTAAATCCTGCAGGTAACGCTAGAGTAGCATTACCAGATGAATTAACAGTTACATTAGGTAAAACTTTTGTTGTTTTTAGAGATGAATTATCTAGAGAAATAGATGATATATTGTTTTGAGGTAATTTTACAAATAATCCATTCTCTTTATTTAAGATTGGAATATATCTTTTTACACTAGTGGTGGTAATTGCAGCAGGTAAAGCATTTCCATATGCACCACTGGCATTAGTTGGTCCTATAGTAAGTTCAGTTCCAGAAGGAGTTATAGATATAACCTTATTGAAGGTTTTATTTTCGCCAACACCATACCCAATAATATCACCGGGTTTTATTCCAATAAATGATTCACCACCACTACTTACTGTCGATATTCCATCAGAATTTCCATTAGTTCGAGCTGTAATAGTAACTACATCTATACCATGAGGCATATTACGAGATTTTAAAGAAGAATCTGTTTTAAAATTCCCAGTAATCTCAGAATTTTCTTGTGTAAAGGATAAAATACTTTTGGTATCAAATACTTGTACAGATTCAATTGATCTTGATAATTCAGTTACCGATCCATTAATTTCTAATTGCTCTTCTTTTATAAAAGTACCAGAAGTTTGAGTAACATTAACTACTGCACTATTGTCTCCGGCAGAAACAGTATATCCACTGGCTCCGCTCGATCTTCCTACTATATAAGATCCTTTTGGAAGTTGTGTACTTGATACTGCGGTATTGAGAGTTAATTTTGTATAAGTTTGAATATCAAATAATCTTAAATCCCATTCCGAAAAAGCATTTTCATAAGCATCATCTTTCAAATTGAAACTATAAACTCTAGCACTACCAATAATATTTCCTGTTCCAGCAAAATCATTCATTAATGATATTACTTGACCTTGAACTGGATATCCTGTGGTATTATTTGTAGTGATTAAATTGCCAAATTCAAATTCTACTGTTGTTGAAGATTGAATACCAACATCTCTTGGTTTTTCTACATCTTTTATAACTTCACTGATATTTTCTATATCATATCCTTTAACATATGCCTTTCCTTTTGATATTGATATTGCCATCAAGTCATCAGAAGGACTATTAAACTCATTAGTCAAGGAATTTTTTTGATATATTCCTCTATTTCCCAAGTTATCATTAAGAGAATTAAATACACTTACGGTAAAGGGTTTTACGGCATAATTGCCAGACTCTTCAAAAGTTCTTTTTGCTATGTAATCTCTTATAACGTTATATTGTGTATATTCGTAAGTATCTTGCTTTACACCATTTCTTATTGTTGTGAGTGGTACAAAATCTAAATCAAGATCACCACTGAGTGGTTTTTTAACTAACTTCAAATCAAGTTTAAATCTATCGGCTCCAGGTGCCGCATAATTACTAAACCCTTTTGCATTATCAAATAAATCATTATCTTGATTAGCATCAACAACAGACTCACTTACTTGTAATCCAACTTTGTATGATGGATTTGTTTTATAATAATCTAAAATTATAGTTTGATTTTCTACATTTGCAAATATTCCTCTTACAAAAACAACACCATTATTAATGGAATATGCCGATCCAGAAATATTAGCATTTAATTGAATTAGAGATGCAAAAGGTGTTCCTGCAGTAATTGTGGTATTACCATAAGTAACATTATCAGTACATATTAATTCTTCTCCATCCTCAAATATACGATCTGATTTTGTTCCATCCGCAGATTCATAATTTACATATAAAATTGGATTATCTACTTCTAAATTTCCAGGTTCTGGTAAAACAACATTTTTAATAGTAGCAGTTACTCCAGATACTAAACCTCTAATTTTTTTATTTAAAAAATTATTAAGATAAATTGATATATCAATATCAAAATTCTTTAATTGTAATTTTACACCTCTATAAGGTTGATCAGAACCAGAACCACTATAATGAAAACCACCAGAAACTATAGTTTTTTCCTTAAAAATATTATTTCCAAACTGTTCTAATTGATTTTGTAATATTGATTGAGAAGAAGTTAACTCTCTAGCTTGAATAGGAAATCCTGGTTTATATAATACCTTATAGTAATTATCATTACTATCAAAATCGTCATAGTATGGACTTACATTAAAATTTGTTCTTTGTGGTGACATGTCTTTTAAAATTCCAGGATGATTTTAACGTCTTCTTTTTGTCTTAGATCTCTACTAACAGGAGTTCTATTATCGATATAAATTATATCGCCCGTCTTTTTATTTATCTGTGAAGTTGAAACTCCTGCCGTAAAAGAACTTCCTAAATTAATTATTTTTCCATTTACTGTTGTAGTAACTCCACTAAATCCTGTGTCTATGTTTACACTAAAACTTGGTGTCTGTCCATTAATTTGTCCAGTACCACCAAATTTTAATCTAGACCCTTCAGAACCAACATTGGCGTTATCAACATTGGTAGTACCATCTCCAAAATTCAATGATCTATCTTGAAAATATTTCAATACCTGAGTATCAGAATCATAAGATGCAACATAACCTCTAGCAATTTGACCATTAACAGTTTGTGTTATTGCAGCACCAACATAATTTGTTGTGCTCACTAATGTTGAATTACTCAATTTTATAGACTCTAATGATGAAAACTCATTTAGAGTAAATAAATCTGTAGAATTTTGTTGCTCTGGATTTTTTAAAATTCCAACTTGAGCAAAATTAGTATCTACTGGATAATCTTTAGTGGAATCATCAAATCTGGCATAAATTAAAACCTTATCTGCAAGTAATTCCCTGTAAATATCATATCCATGTCCCCTTGATGGTGGTATAATGGGAACTAGTGTTGCTGGACTGTTGTTAGATCCACTTTTTAAGTCAACTACACCGTAAGTATATCCACTACCACCAGAAACAATATTTGTTCCTATAATTTGACCAGAACCATTTACAGTTATACTAACTTTTGCACCACTACCATCCCCCACAATATCATATATTCCATCACTATATCCGCCACCACCACTATTTTCAATATATACTGTTTTTATTTGATTTTTATTAACATTAGAATCTCCAGCTTCTCTAATAACTTTTATTTGAGAATCTGTAGTCGTGTTCCAATTCTCTGGTAAAATAATATATTCGGTGGAATCAAATTTTATTACATCACTTGGTGAAACGGTAAATAGATACTTCCAAATATATCCATCATCATCAGTAGTATTTGCCGGAGATGGTTCTAAATCTGTAAATGTTGGTTTATGTCTTGATGGACTTCCATTTGGTTGAGATCCACTAGATCCATTCTTTATACATAAGTAAACCTTAAATTCATCAGTTATTACATAATAATTTGCACCACTTAAATTTTTAGTTTTATTATATGGAGAAGATAAAGTTGTTTTTTGATAGTCATGACGGTACATATCATATGTTGTATTCTCAGACCAATCATATTTTTTTACAACTCTTCTAACATTAGAACTTGTAATTTTTTTACCAAACATCATAGTATCTTTATAATGTGAGGCATATTCAAAATTATCAATTGGTGATGGTGGAGTTCCTGTAGATGTCCAAGTAGATGTCCTACCAAATCCCACAAATGCTCCACCAGGAGTGGTTGCAGTAGAATTTGGGAGTCCTAAAAACACATAATAAGAATTATTACTATCTACAACAGAATCTACAAAATTACTTGCAGTCGATAATCTCAATTGATCTGTTATTATTGATGGCATATTAATTGTTTTTAGATATTTATATTAATAAAATAAAATTAATCAGTTAATAGCACCACTTGTATTAAAAGTGATCTGACCCCCTGTTCTTATGATTGATGGGAAAGTGGTTAATCCGACATCAACTGTAAGTCCCGTAACACCTATAGAGATTGGTGATGAAGATCTAGTAATACTAGAAATAATCCCTACAGAATATCTTCCTACAGGATTGGTAGAGTAACCCACAGCACTAATTCCTGTGGTATTTGTATTACTATTTACCGTACAGGTTATTACCCCTACTATAGGATTACCACTTTCACTTAATTCAGAAATAATATAAACATTATCTACAAATGTTGTTCCTATACCAACTACATTAGAATCTGTTGCATTTACTGATGTAACTCCAAATCCAACTTCAGTATCATATATGAATATTGGATCTCCAACTGCAATAACACCATCAAATGATCTTGCATTTTCTGTTGTAAATTTAATTGCAAGTTGTGATGAAGATAATGTAGTTCCAATACCAGTGATTGCTCCAGACATTGAGGTAACAATTCCTATTGATCCAATTTCTTCAGATATGATTGAAGGTAGTTCAACAATTACACCAGGAGGAGTATCTGTCGTATAACCAGAACCAGCATTAGTAATATTTACACTACTTACAGTTCCGGCAGAACTGACTGTTGCAGTAGCAGTGGCAGTAACACCAATACTACTAATTATAGATCTTCCTTCATCATCGACAGAGAATGTGTCATATGGATTTGATATTTTAATTGTTGGAGGAGATGAAGAATTATATCCAGAACCACCATTATTAATAGTAAGTGCTGATATTGTTCCGGCAGTTGATACAGTTGCTGTTATAGCAGCTGCGACTGGATTTGAAGTTCCGGCAACCAATCGTGCAGAAATTGTATCTTGACTTATATTATTCTCATAATCAAATAAATTTACAGTGTCAACGAAAAACTTTTCTGTTGATGTCTCAATATCACCAATAATTTTAGCCACGGGGAATATTCTTGACGTTAAACTTTTACGATCTTTTGTAACAAGTTCACCATCAGCAACGAAATTATTTTTTTGTTTAATTACAGTAATTGGTTTGTAATTTTCTTCATCAATACCGTCACCAGAATATACATTAGTTTCTAAACTATCAGAGTCAGAAATTCTGAAAGAAGTTCTTACCGTTTGACTGGTTGTTAATCCAAGAGGACTTGAAAGAATTATTTGATCACCTGGTTTTATAGGAGGATTTGTTGTTGCTGTTCCAACTGTTTCGTCAACACCCTTAGTTCCTCTATAGAAGAAGATTTGGATATCATCTTGTGGTTCCGGTGCATCAGTAAATACAATTGAAGTACCACCGATAAAATAATAGTGTACTATCGGTTCTTGAACAACACGATTTCTTATAACCAACATGATGTTTGAAAGATCACCATCTTCAAATAAAACATCATCTTTTTCTATACTGAACAATTCATTATTATATTTGATTGGGAATCTTTTTCTGAATCCAGTTTGAAGATTTTTAATTGAGTCGATATAATCAATTTCGCCAAATTGCCACATACAGAAACTATCAGTATATTCCTCAGTAACCTCCATTCTAAATTCAGTTTCTACCTGTTTCAGTCTATAGTCTGTGACCAATCCAACAGGTTCAAATTTATCTCCTCTTTCAAAACCAAATCCAGATCTTGCAACAACAAATTCCCCAACTTCATAGGTTCCAATTCCAGAATATTCTGAAGATGGTTGCATAATAATATCAACAAGTAATCCACTTCCAGTATCAGTGGTGTTCCCTACACCCAATCTAGAAACCCCTCTTACTTCTAAACTTTCATAAGATGGTGGAGATACAAAAATTTGAGGATCGTTGTATCCAGTTCCACCAGCACCAATATTAAACTGTAATCTTCCCCCACTATGCGCTGGTGCAGTACCTACGTTTAGTGTGACGGTTGTTGTGGTCGTTGATTCTATAGAAGTAGTAGATCCTGATCCCATGGGATCAGTGCTTCTTGGGTAGGTATGAGTAGTTTGACGACTATCCTGAGCACATGTAAATGTTAATGAATTATCGGTAATAATAACACTATCTCCTACAGAGAAAGGATGTCCTAACCCTACTACAAATGTTGCTATTCCAGATAATGGATCGTATGTTGTTCCAGTCTGTACTACTATTTTATTAGTTGGGTCACTTTCTAGCGCAATTGAACCTGTTTGGGATCCATTCTCAAAATAATAGGTATTAAACCCAACTGGTGATGCAGTTATAGTTGCTATGCTACCACCAGCATCTTGTGATGGATCATAAACTGTAACACCAATACTAACAATGCTATTATATCCAGATCCAAATGTTAAATCTGGATAATATGGATATGCACTTCCTTGACCCACATAGGTGTGTGTAATGGTGCTAGTTCCCACTTTAGTTTCAAAAATAGTTGGGGATACAACTTTTGTTATGGCAAAAACTTTGGTTGCAGTATCTGGGAAAATTGTTGTTGTAATTCCAGATCCACCTGGACAAGAAAATTCTAATCCTTCCAATTTAACAAAATCTGTTCCAAAATTAAAATCATGATTTGTATTTGTAGTAACTGATAAAATACCAGTTGTCTTATCATAAGACGCTGTATTGATTCCCAAATCAGATTTTGCTGTGGCAACACCAATTATACTTGTTATAGCACCATTACCATCAAGAACCGGTATTACATTTGCTGGAACAAGAGGAGCATATCCCAGTCCTCCCGTTGAACCTAAAGTTATAGGAACTCCACCTCTAGGTAATTCATTTCTATTGACATCAGTATCAGATATTGCAAGTTGTTCTGTATTTTCTACAGTGACTCCAGTAAATCTAATTGTTGTTATTCCGGCAGTTGTATCCTCTATAATTTTATAATTTCCATCACGATTATTCTCAGTTATTGGTGTTTGATAGATTCCATTTATCAATACAATTCCATTGCCACCACTAGTACCAATACCTACTGTATTAGCAGTATTTTTCTTAAGAATAAATTCTGATGTAATTCCAGTAAAATTTTTTGAAATATCATCATAGACGATATTTGTATCATAACTATTTCTCAAAAATACTCTTCCATTGAAAGTGGATCTTGGGAATGGCAGTCCAGTTTCAAGGGTGGTTTGTTGAGGGTTTCCTCTGGGAGCTTCGGCAAAATGTATTTTACTATTAACAATATTAAATGATCCTTGGAAGAGATTGGCGGATATACCATTAGCATGTGATGTTGCAGAACTCCCAACAAATCCTCTAGTGACCTCTACTAAACTATAAGTTCCTACGCCAACAGTGATAGGACCGGAAGTTGAAGTTCCTATACCAACACTAAGAATTCTCATATATTCATCTTCAACTTTTAAGATAGTATCAACTTTTATTGTAGATATCCCACTCAAACTGAATATAGTTGTTGTTGTTCCAATACCTGAACCAGGATTATTTTCTAAGGTATGACTTACTTGAATATTATTAATTGGAGATTGGATTATTCCATCAATAGATATTATTGATTTTTCATTTGATTTTGTCATTTCAAATATATGGGCATTACCTTCACCAAATGATGTTATAGTAACACCAGTCCCTGCATTTGCTTTAGCCTTAGTTGTAGAAATTCCAAAACTATCTTTTGTTATACGAATGGCAAATACTCTTGATGTTAAGACACCCACATTTCCTGTATCATCTTCATACATCATAGGTGTAGATCCAACTCCAACAATCGTTGAATTTGGAGTATAAATTAATTCTTCTCCTGGTCTGAAGAAATGATCTTCAATATTAAAAACACTCTTTCCTGTTCCTGCCGTTATAACACTAGATGGATTAAATGTTTTGGAGAATATGGGAGTATTTTGATATTTTAAGTCAAAGTCTTTTTTATTAATTCTAGCGCCATTTACGGCATTGTAAGAAGCATTAGAAACACTTTCAGATACTCTACCATAATCTAAACTTGGATATGTATTTTCAAGATCTAATATTTTATATATTGCCTGATTAAAAATATTTACAGTAGTTACACCAACTAAATCTTCTGGATGAAATTTAACAGTAAGATTTCCGGAAGGAGAAAATTCAACACCAAATGTACCTAGTCCAGTAATAGGAACAACATTATCATTAGTCAAGAACGGTGCCTGTTGAATATATCCATTGGTATCATCGTGTAATACTGTTAGTTGATGCAAAGCACTAAAATTATTTGATTGAACATAAACAATAGATTTTGCAGCATCAAATAAACTTGAATCTAATTCAACAATAGTTGTGGTGCCTATACCAACTCGATTTATAGATTGATATACAGCACTTCTTTCTGCACCGGCAACTTGTTCAGAACCAATAGAGTAACGATATTCACCATTTCCTGATCCAGTAGTTCCAATACCAACAATTTTTTGACTTATTCTAATTTTATTATTACCTGCTGGATTTTCATATCCAAGTATTAAGGTGCTACCAGAAATAGATGCTGTAGAAAATCCAATTTGAGGTTTAGTTTCTAAAGTAGATCCAACAAAACTTTCACTTAATTTAGTATCAGTTCCATCATGGGTAACATAAGTTTCAACATAATTCATTTCATGCGTAACAAGATCTTCTACTTTTGTATTGACATATAGTGCATTATATTGATTGATATTATATTCTGTTACTTGAGTTGTATCAGATGACACTTGTGCCGTAAAAGTTCTTAGTGTTATAGATCCAAAAATAGTAGATCCAATACCTGCGGATGGACCAAATGATGTTTTTATGAACTTAAGATCATAATCAACATCATATGGATCATTTGGAACAAATCTGAAGTAGTTTTCACCATCTTTATGCAATTGAATTTGATAAGATCCATATAAATCATCAACAGAAGTAATGGCACCATCACCAGAATTTATTAGTTCTGATTTGTTTATTAAAATGTTATCTGAACTATCACTACTACTCAATAATACAATTTCTGACAATTGAGCTTGATTTTTATTTCTTGGGAAACTATTCAATTTGACCAAATAAGTATCAAATCTGGAAGAACCATCAACATTATCAATATTTAAAAATTCATCAGGAGAATCCTCCAAATTGGAGAATTGTTGATTAATATTATCAATGGTTAGTGCGTTATTTGTTTTGCAGTTAATATAATCAGTTAATCTAGTTTTTTCAAGTTCAATAAATCTTGATTTTCCATCTGCAACATCAACATCTCTTGCATTATCAAAATTATAAATTGTATCAGCTCTTAATTCGTCAATAACATCAACGATGACTACAGATTCACTAGTTCCTCCAATAGACACACTAGAACTAGTTTCAACTTCAGTATCGGCAAAGTTTTTAAGTCCAACAGTGTGAACTAAGTTATTTGTAGTATTTACAGACTCTTTCCAAGTAATTGGACTCTTGACAGAATATGATAAATTTTGATAATAATCATTATCAGGAATTACTTGAACACTTGTATTTGTTTTTCCAGTATCATCATCCCATCCAAATTCTTCTTTATTAGAAAAATCAATTGTAAATGTTCCTTTATTGTCTGTAATTTTTGAAACTCTAGCTGTATTTTTAGATATAGAACCCTCAATATTATCTCCAGAAGATACTACATAATTACCAATAATTTTTAAGTAGTTTGATTTGCTTTCAACAACTTCAAGATCTGTGATTATTCCATTACAGAGTATCTTTTCACCAATCGTAAATAAAGATGTTTTATATGTGGTGCTAAATTGTGGATATTCTGTTTTTGGTATTAATCTGCCATAGTTTGATGCAGTTCCAGGAACACCGATATTTGTTGATATTCCAGTAAAATCGAAAGTAATTATATTACTACCACTAGTTGCATCTACATCAGCAACTTTAAAAAATCTGTATCCATAATCTTCAGAATTGAATCCAAGTCCTGAAGAAGCAGTTATACCCTCAATGTATACCTCATCTCCCGGTTCAAAAGGTTTTTTACTAAATCCCGATAATGGTGTTTGTATGGTACATTTAAATCTAGTATTAGAATCTGTGGTAACACCGGTAATGGCAACACCATTGTCATTATTAATTGTTCTTATGGTGATTTCTTTTTCAGGAAGTCCAACTGGATCTGTAATGACATTAACACCTACTAATTCTCCAGAATTTATTTCCGAAGTCAAAAATCCAGAATTGATAATGCTGTTTGTATTACTATCAATAATAATTACATCAGGATTATTAATATAATTACTACCATTATTAGTAACAGTTATAGTATCAATTGTATTTGAATCTAAAAACTCAACTTTCTGTGGAATTAATGCTTCTGGTCTTAATGTTCTATCAAAAAGATATTCAAATGAATTGGATATGGATCTAATATTTTTAACATTTCCTATTTCTTTTGAAGATGGAATGATTATTGCATTTGTTGATGTTGTAGTTCCAACCCCAACAAAGACTGGAGATTTTTTATAATCTGATCCACCAGACATTAATGTTATTCTAGAAACTGGACCAACAGCAGATGTTGATGTAGTTTCATATTCAAAGGTGTCAGTTTGAGATTTAGTATATGATAATCTTTCTACAGATGGAGGATTTATTGTAAAGGTAGTTGTTCCTGCACCAATAATAGTAAATTCGCCATCATATCCGCTATCAAAGAATTTTATTTCAGAAAAATTCTTAACATCAAAATCTGCCGTGCTAATATATCCAGACTTTTCTAAAGCATAGTATAATTTGTCAGGTAAAGAATCACTATAAGTTAATGTTGTTATAGTAGATCCAACACCTGTTACAGAGAATGAAGAAGTTGATCCAGTTGATATAAATTCATTATCAAATTCTTGATCATAGAAAAATCTAAGATTATATCCTGATAGTGAAGAATCTGATGTATCAAATACTAAATTATCATTTCTTGTTAATGAAATTTGAGAATTAACCAAGGATATTGTATGCGTTCCAGATCCTGTTGAAGAAAATGTAACCGCGTTAGATGGAACTTCAACCGCATCAACATAAGTTTCACATAACTGTATTATGTCTACACCATCAACATAAACATAATAGTATGAATTGTTTGTCAGTCCTGTAGGAGGTGTTCCTGTTGTAGAATATTTTACTTTGTCTCCTGTCTTAAACTCATGAGATGTCAAAGTTAAAGTATTAGTTGCCGTTGTAAAACCCGAAGACAGTATCTGAATTAACTAAAATAAAACCATCTTCAGAATCTCTTTTTAAGGTAACGGTTTTTGATAGATTAGATTTATGATCTAATATTACGGTATCACCTGTATTCATTCCATGAGAAGTTGAAACAGAAACCACCGAGTTGATTTTTTTCAAATCTACCGTTATTTGATCATAATCTGTTCTAAAAGATGCCTTAATTTTATCATCAGCCTCGATAAAATATAAATTTGAAGTTGTTCCAATTCCAGTTTTTATTCCAATAGTATTTGCACTAGTTTTTACAGCATACAATGTAGCAAAGTCCTCTAAATCTATGTTAGAGGAATCACTAGGAGATATCTTAACTTCAATAGCACTACTAGGACCATCATAAACAATTTTTTGATTGGTTGTGAATGGATGATTTTCTAGATAAATTTCTTGAACAGGAATATTACGTGTTATTGGTGTACCTGCCCGAGTAAAAGAAACTT